GACTCTGAATGTCTTTAAACTTTTAGTGTTATTTACGATATTAGATTTATACGCTATACGTATATCCAGCCTAAATATGCTGGATAATAATTTTGATTTATATTTAAATTTATTTTAATTTTTATGTTTTGAAATCTGTATTGGTAAGATATATGACAATTATTCATTAGATGCTGTAGATAGGTCATTTTATTCAAGAGCAAGTACATTTTAATTAGTTGGAAACCTTGTCTTAGACTTCTTATGCATTATTTTTGATAGATCCAGATACGCTTTATTGCAGATTTTAATCAGGCGATCGCAAGCCGTAGTATTAATTATTATTTATTTTGGCGAATATTTATTATTAGTTATTAAAATTTTCGATTACGCCTCTTGCACATGAGGTAGTTTAAACATGTGCTGATTTTTAGTTTAAATAACTATACTTTTATAACAAACTATGCAATACAATTTACAAGTAAACGAGTTTGTTGATGCGAAACAAGATTCTCAAACAGTCGCCACTGTTAAGAGAAATATTATTAGTGAATCCATTGATATGGATTATATGAACAATAACTTTCCTTATTTTCACTTAGCTGAAAAATTAAGCGGATTAGTGAATGATAAGGATCTTGCTGATGGATATATTTTAGCAAGATTATTAACTGACATTTATTCTAGTACATCCATAACTGGATATATTACTGCATCTCTTGATTTTTTCGAGAGAATTGTAGGAACTAGACATTTTGTCAGAACTATTAAAGAATTTATAATATTTTTATTAACCTTGATTGTTGAATTGAAAAATAACATTTTTAAATGTATTACAAACAATCAACAATTCAAGACACTGTGGGATGGATTTTTCACAGGCGACGAATATAAGTGGCTTACAGCCGCTAAACGAGGAACAATTAGTACCTTAAGTGGAATTAAGAGACATATACTCAATGTACAGTCCGAGTCAGTTAAATTGGGATTACGTAATGTAAAATCTCGATTAGCTGTTATTATGAGCTCTGAATTAGTCACTTCATTGAGGAATTTTGTTTTATCGTTAGTTGGTTACAATTTGTTTTCAGATAATGTTTCTGATAAATTAATTAAGCATGTTGGACCAGCTAGACCTTGTTCACTTATCGGATTAGTAGATGTTTCAATTGAAGCATTAATTAGTATGCTAAATTTATCCGATCAAGTTGTAGCAGGTGATGGATTTTCTGAAATTTTTGGGAGTAATGACCCAGTTCAGAAATTCTGTGATGTAGCTTTCGAGCTAGATCTTACTAAGGATATGACATATCCTGGTTTACCTGTCCCTACTAAAATTTGTAGACGTGAGTATTTAGCTCGCGCTAGACAATGTGTAATGGACGGTGAACAATTAATTAAGAACATTCCTAGAGGTTCAACTTCTCGACGAATTGTAGAAATCAATTTGAAGAAAGTTACCGGAATTAGGAATGCTTTTATTAATCAAATGTCAGCCGAAGCTAGGCCAATGCCTTACGCTGTTTGTGTTACAGGGCAGCCTGGTATTGGCAAAGGTTTATTGATAGATGTTTTTGGGATGATATTTTCTGCTGTTAAAGGTAGGAAATATGACCAATCGCATGTTTATCATAGACAAGCAACTGAAGATTATTGGTCTGGGTATGCACCAGATTCGCAACCAATAATTCATTATTCAGAACCAGGTTCTTGCATAAAGGAATTGCCATGTCACGTGGTGATCCTGTAATGCAATAATGGCTATCAATTTGTGATAATCAGCCTTATTCATGTAATATGGCTGACGTTGACTCTAAGGGTAAAGTTTTTGCTAACCCTGAGTTGATTTTGATGGATTGTAATGATGAATCTATGAATTTAGATGTAATCGTTAATAATCCAGCTGCGGTAAAACGCAGAATAGTTTATGTTAAGCCAGTTGTTAAGAAAGAGTTTTTAAAAGAAGGCTCTTGTCGTTTAGATCAAGCAAAGTCACTGGCTGCTGAAACTCCTCCTCTAGATAGATGGGAATTCACAATTTACAGGTATGAACCTGTTACAAATAAAGCTTCGCAAGAAGTTGTTATTAAGAAAAATTGTGACATTTATGAGTTAACGGAGTTTTTTAAAGGACATATGACTGAACATATTAAAATGCAAGAAATTAGAACAGATATGACTCCTCAAATAGCTGAAACTTTTGTGGATGAATATATGACTGTTCGTACGGAGTCTGTGCAAGTAGCACAGCAAATTCACAGAGTATTTACTGTGGATTTTTTCTTGAAAATTTTATATGGGCTGTGGTTATTTATTTATCCTTATATTTATATTTTTAGTAT